AATTTTTTAGTAAAAAATTAGATGAAATTATACTAATGAATTCAATTTTTTAGTAAAAAATTAGATGAAATTATACTAATGAATTCAATTTTTTAGTAAAAAATTAGATGAAATTATACTAATGAATTCAATTTTTTAGTAAAAAATTAGATGAAATTATACTAATGAATCCAAATTAAAATATTATTTTATAATATTATTATATATGTGTGGTATTTTTGGAATTATTAATGTTAAAAATAATAATATTTATAAATTAATTATTAATGGATTAATACAGCTTCAAAATAGAGGGTATGATTCATGCGGTTTATCAGTCTTATATAATAATGATTTTGATGTATATAAATTTGCATCAACTAATGAAATTAATGCTATAGATAAACTTGATAAACTAATTATTGAAAAATGTCAAAATAAAATATCAAATATTGGTCTAGGGCATAATAGATGGGCTACACATGGAATAAAAAACGATATTAATGCACATCCACACTTATCAAACAATAAAAAATTTATTGTTGTTCATAATGGTATTATAGAAAATTATAATAAATTAAAAATTATGTTAATTGATAAAGGATTTACTTTTCTATCTCAAACTGATACTGAGATTATTGTAAATTTAATAGAATATTATTATTCAATAACTGACAACACAGAAAATGCAATAAAAAAAACAATAAGTGATTTATCTGGAACATATGGATTAATTATTCAAAGTTTATATGAACCAACAAAATTATTTTGTGTAAGAAATGGTTCTCCATTATTAGTAGGTTATGATGAAGAAATTGCAATAATTACATCAGAACAAAGTGGATTTTGTAATTTAATTAATAATTATATTATTTTGAATAATGATGATATTTGTATAATTGAAAAAATCAATGATAAAATTTCAATGATAACAAATTGTACATATTCAAAAAAAAATACACAACAAATAAATTATGAAGTAACGCCATATCCATATAATCATTGGACAATAAAAGAAATATTTGATCAACCAAATACAATATTAAATTCTATAAATAATGGTGGTAGAATTAAAAATAATTCAGAAGTTAAACTTGGTGGATTAGAACAGCATATTTCTTCTTTAAAAAATATTAAAAATTTAATATTGTTAGGATGCGGGACATCATATTTTTCTGGATTATATGGTATGTATTATTTTAAAAATATTTGTAATTTTAATACTGTTCAAGTTTATGATGGTGCAGAATTTAATGAAAATGATATACCAAAGATTGGTGAAACAGCATTTATATTAATATCACAATCTGGTGAAACAAAAGATTTATATCATTGTGTAAATATAGCAAAAAAGAATAATATAATAACTATTGGTATAATAAATGTTGTTGATTCATTAATTGCAAGGGATGTTGATTGTGGAATATATTGTAATGCAGGAAAAGAACATGGTGTTGCATCAACAAAATCATTTACAAGTCAAGTTGTTTGTTTATCTTTAGCAGCAATATGGTTTTCACAATTACATGATATAAATAAAAATAAACGTATTAAAATAATAAGTGATTTACACAATTTATCAAATGATATAAAAAATACAATAAATAATTGTAATGAAAAAATAAAAGAAATAAGTGATAATTTAAATTTTAATAATATGTTTTTATTGGGTAAAGGAAGTGATGAATTTATCGCAAAAGAAGGTTCATTAAAACTAAAAGAAATATCATATATACATGCAGAAGGTTACTCATCCAGTTCTTTAAAACATGGACCCTTTGCATTATTAGATGAAAATTTCCCAGTAATTATTTTTAATCTTGATCAAATACATAAAACAAAAACAATTAATTGTTATAAAGAAATAGAATCAAGAAATGCACCAATTATTTTTATTACAAATGATTATACAATTAAAAATGAAATTAATTGTGATATTATCTTTGTTTCAGAGAATAAATCTTTTGCATCATTATTAGGAATAATACCAATTCAATTATTATCTTATTATTTATCAATAAATAAAAATATAAATCCTGATAAACCAAAAAATTTAGCAAAAGTAGTTACTGTTGAATAATAAATTTTTCTAATAGTAAATTTTAATATATTGATCATTTGATTTTCTAATATAATCTAGTTTTATCATATAATCAATTGCATCCTGTAATATTATTTTATCTAGTGGAAATAATTTAATTTCACAACTAATAAAGTTAAATAGTTCATCAAATGTTTTATCACCTTTTTTAAGTAAATGATTAATCCATGTACATGTAATATCTTTACGACTATGAATAATTAATTCATCAACAGAAATAAGTATATCTTCAGTATTTATACCATTATTACAATTATAATATGAATTAATTAAATTTATATTATTTACATTTGTTGATAATGATAATATATTATTATTATTATTAAGTAAACCAGAAATAACTAATGATTTGATAATATCATTTAAATAGTCTGATTGATAATTACTTAGTAATTTATTTGTTAAAATATCTTTGATATTCATGTTATCATTAGAATTAAATAGTTCTAAAACTAATAATTGTATTGGTAGCATTTTAAGGATATAATTATTATATTCAACTTCTACTTCACCATATTGTAACAACCATAGTATTTTTTTTTTATCATTTATAACTTTTTTATAAAATTCATTATAGTTTTCAATAAAATTTAATAAACCATTTGAATAATTTATTTCATAATCAAATTTATCAAGAAAACCATTATTATAGTTAATATTCCATGAATCATAAGATGTAGTTATCATTGTTGTTGTAAATGATTGAGGTCCAACCATAATTAAATATTTTGATGAATCAATATAATCATTAATGCATTTATTAATTTTTTTAACTTCTTTTTCACCAAATACTTTAACTAATGTGTTATATAATATTTTTTCTGCATTAATTGATGTTTTAGTTGATAGTAATCTTTTAATTAATTCATTATGATATTTTTGTATAAAAACATCTTTTTCTTTTAAATTTCCTAATAATAAGAATAATCTATTTAATAATTCAATATTATTATTTATGTTATTATTAATAAATTTAATTATATTTTTATTAATTTTTTCATTATTAAATAATAAAAATAATTGATTTTCAGCAATTTTATAATCATTTAACAAAATAATTAGTTTTATAATTTTAAAACTATCATCATTATTATCAGATATTTGTTTTACTCTTTTTTGTATTTTTATAGCAATATCATTTTTAATTGTATTAATATTTTCACCAAAAGACAAAACTGAACGTATATTTTTCCAAAAAAATTCAATAAATATATAAAAGTCATCAAAATTATTTTCTGTTGTTATAAATGTTTTTATTTTATCCATATAAATTTCAATTATTGGTTCTATTATATGTTCTGTATCTTCTTTGATAAAACTATATGTGCTTTTAATACTTGAAATGTAATTAGTTATTAGTTTAATTTCATATAATTGTTTAATAGAAATCATTTCTTTTATTTCTGGAATATTATTTTTAATTATTATTCCAACTAATTTTAAAAACCAAATATAATTTTCAGTATTATACTGATTAATAATTTTAATATTATTTATTAATGTTTTTATTTCAGAGTTTATATTATTTGATAAACATGATAATTCATTTTCAATAAAATTTATTATAATTTGATCAGAAATTATTGTATTATGAAATAAATTGTAATATTCTGATTTATTAATTCTAAAAATATTATTAAGATATGATATTTTATGAATATAATTTTGAATTAATTTATTTAGTCCTTTTTCAATACTAAAATCATCTCTTTTGATTGCATTTTTAACATTTACTTTTAATTTTTTCAAATGATTTTTAAAAATCACCAAAATTTGATTATCCATATTTTCATAAGTATTATTTACACATATTTGATATAAATAATCAGGATGAACAATACTTATTTCAGATTCTAAATAATTTTCAACAAAGTTAATTACTTGTGATTTATAATCATAATCAATTTCTTTATCAATATTATGGATTATGTTAAATTTGTTATTTAAGAATAAAGTCATAATAATTATATTATCAATATAAATTAATAATATATCAATTTTTTTAAAATATATATGGATTATATCTTGGAGTATCATAGTTAAATAATTTAACAATAAATTTACCATTTTGTTCATTCATACCAGGTACAACTACTTCATCACCATCTTCTAATTCCCTTTGATTTTTTGATTGTATTGGTATTTTATTTACATATCCTTCTTTTTCACTTCTAACATAATATTCCCATTGTGTTGATCTAGGAAATGTTGGTCTACCAAATAGTTGTAATATTTTTTCATCGGATTTCCTTGTTACCATACCTAATTGTTGATAATTTTCAGGATAACCACGTGTTGGATAGTTTATCAAGTTATTTGCAACTAATGGATAAGGATATTGATATGTTTGAATACGTCTTTCTGGAGCAACTAATGGATCATATAAAATACTTCTATCTCTATTTTCTAAATATCTAAATAATGGTAATCTTGAATAATAATTAGGGAATCTACCATAATATATATCCCTCCAATTGTATAGATTCGGTGAAAAATGTTCCTTTTTATTTTTAGTTTCAGGAGTTAATAATATTAGTATTGAAAATATTAGTACTAAAGCAATCATATTTAAACATTTATTAGTCATAATATGAATACTTAGATATTTTATATTATTTAATTAAATAATATATTGTATTAAATTTTGTTTGTTCTTTGTTTAAATTTATTCTTAACGGTTTAATAAATGAAAATAAATCTTTTATTAAATATGATGAAAGTGCTAAATGAATATCAAGCTCAATTGAATCTTCTATTGTTATTCTTGAATTTAATAATTGTGATTTAATATAATAATGATCATATGAATTACTTTGTGGTTCTAATTTTAAAGCGTAATCTAATAACTTTCTGGATATAATTGTATCATTTGAATTTAAAAAAGGTAATAACCATGCCCATAACCATACATTTGTTTGGTTATCAAATAAACCTAAAATTTCATAATTACAATCTAATAAAATATTTTCATCTTTATCAATTAAAGATATTTGATTATCTTCACCTGAAAAAATAATTTTTGTATTTTCGATATATTTTTTATTTTTATCATTTTGACTATCATAATATTCTAATGATTTTTTAATTAAATCGCTAAAGTCCATTATTAATAACTTATATATTTATTTTTAGTAAAACAAATATTAATTTTATATTTTGATATCAACATCACAATCACTATCATATTCATCATCTATTTTTTCTATTAATTTTATGTTTTTTAATGATTCAAGTTTTTTTTATCAGATTTATTATAAATAGCTAGCTTGATAGCATCCATTTTATATGCTTTATAATTATCATATACACGATTATTTTCTGGATCTGTATACTTTGTATCATTATCATTAAGTTTATTTAAAAATTTTTCAATTCTATCTGCATATTTATCATTTAATTTATCTTTATTTTTTTCATATGAAAAATATATTTCATTAATATGTGTATTAATTAATTCATTTAACATTTCATGTTTTTTAACAGTAATAAATTTTATTCCATTAAATATATATGAAATATCATCTTTTAAATTTGTTATAAAAATATTACTATATGATGGGATTTTCTCGTTAAAATGTGTTTTATTTATACCTTCTTCTAGAGACAAATATTGTTTGTTTAAAATAGAAAGTATTTCTTGATTGTTAAATATTTTCTCATAACAAATATTACCAAATTTAACATAAGTATTATTAATTATATTTCCATTAACAATATTACCATTATTAATATTTTCAACATAATTATTAAATTTTTTAAGTGTTTTATGATGTACTCTTCCTTTTATTTTAATAATTTCAGCAATTTGTTGTTGTAAATCATAAATTGTTTGTTCTAGTTTATCTATTTTATCTTGACTATTTAATAAATTTTTACATTTTTGTTCATGCTTCCATCTATATTGTCTCATTAAAAAAGATTTATTACAATTACTACAATAATATAGTTTATTTTCTTTAGTATTACATTTTATTACGTTAGTATTACGCTCGGTATTACATTTTATTACGTTAGTATTACATTTTATTACGTTAGTATTACATTTTATTACGTTAGTATTACATTTTATTACGTTAGTATTACATTTTATAATATTATTATTATGAAATTTTTTGTTGTGATTACATAAGCTACTACGACTAGCATAATGTTTACTACAAATATTACATCTAAATTCACTTTTATAATTCACTTTTTCACTCATTATATATATAAAAAGATTTTATTCTTATATTATTTTTAAAAAGTGAAAAAAGTGAATTCACTTTTATTATACTTGGAGAGAGAGAGCGGTATAATATAAATAAATATTTTAATTAATTTTTTTATAAAAATCAATAACTTTAGGATTAGCTTTTATTCTTTTAAATTTAATATTTTTAATAAATAATCCATCTAATGTTTTAACCCGTGATAGTGTTACATAAGCTTGTCCAAATTCAAATATACTATTACCAATATCAGTATATACATAATCTAATGTAGCACCTTGTGCACGATGTATTGTAATAGCCCATGCTAAAATTAGCGGTAATTGTTTTTTAGTAATATTTGGTTCTTTTTTATCTTTTGTGTCATTTAATGACCAGCTAAATTCAATAATTTTTTTTACTATACCATTGCTAAATTGAACAATTGGATATTCATCTTCAAATTTTATTATTTTACCAACACTTCCATTTGCTAAATTATCATCAAGACCATTAACAGTTAACATTACTTGGGTGTCAATAGTTAATTCAATTTCATCATTAATATCAACAACTTTATTAATCATATCTTCATATTGCTGTTTAAATTCGTCTTTAATATTTTGATAATCAAATGTTGATTTGAAAACATATATTTTATTATTTTGTTTTAATAAATTTAATTTTTGAGTGTTATATGTTTTAACCATATCTCTTCTTGAATATAAATGTGTTGGTTCAATTAATAATGTTTCTGTATTTTTATTAATACACATTCTTAGTGTTGATTTAACTTCATCATCAATAATACCTAATCTAATTTTATTTAAAACATTTTGAAATATTTTATCATCTTGTCTTATAATTTCAGTGAAATAAAATATTTTATCAATTAAATTTGACCATGATTTTGATTCAAAACAAAAATTTTCACAAGATACAGGAGGTAGTTGTAAAAAATCTCCACTTAATATAAGTTGAATACCACCAAATTTTTTATCTATTTTCCTAACTTTTCTTGCAATTAATTCTAACTTATCTAATAAATCAGGTTCTAACATTGATATTTCATCAATAATTAATACCTTCGTTGTCAACCATCTTTTTTTAAGTTTTTGATTTTTTAAAATTTTTTCCACATAAAAATCTTCGGATTTATCACCTAATCCAATACCTGCATAACTATGTAATGTTGTACCATTAATTAATAATGAAGAAATACCAGTTGTACTTGTAACAAATGTTTCATCATTATTCATATCTTCTAAAAATTTTTTTATTAAAAATGATTTTCCTGTGCCACCAGGACCAGTTAAAAAGATATTTAATCCATTTTTCATAGAATTTAATGCTTCTTCTTGTTTTTTAGTTAAATTCATAAATTATACAATTACTAAAGAAACTAAAATAATATCAATTTTTATAATAATACACTAATATTAGTGTATTATTATAAACTTGAATTTCTAAATGCTTAAAAAAGCAAATGAAAAGTAGATATAAGAGTAATATTAATATATAACTTTCGTTATATATTAATGGAGTATCATTTTATATGATAAATCTGATATCATTTTATATCAGACGGTGTATTTCTAAATTATTTAAAAAATAATATGAAAAGGCTTCTTTTGTTAAGATATAATTTTCATCATATAATAACGTATATGTTCATGATGGGGTTCGAACCCACGACCTTCGGTACATAAGACCGACGCTCTAACCAACTGAGCTACACGAACTATATAGTAATAACTACTGTATTACTATAATTATATATGAACTATGCCTTTAAATATTTTATTAATCAATTTTTTTATTTAATGAATATTTTTATAAATAGCTTCAACTTTATCAAATATATCAACATCATTATGTATAGGTGTAATATCTTTAGATTTTTTATTGATACAATTATCACAATTATTACATAAGTTATTTAAATTTTGACCAAAATAATTTAATATATATTTACGTCTACAATCAGGTGTTTTAAAAAAGTAGCAAACTTGTTGTAAATTGGTTAATCTTGTATTTAATAGTTTTGGATTTTTTATTTCTCTAGTTAACATTGATTTAGTTCTCATAAAATTTGACATATCAAAATATAAAACTGTTTCACATGGTTTACCATCTCTACCACCTCTACCTATTTGTTGATAATATTCTTCAATAGATGATGGACAACCAAATATAATAACACACCTAACTACTTGATCAATACCCATACCAAATGCAATTGTTGAAATAATAACTTTAACATTACCATCACTAAAATCAGATTGTACTTGTTCTCTTACTTTTTTACTTAAACCTGCATGATATGATACAGAACATTTTTTTATATTAAAATTAATTTCTTTTGATAATTCTTCAGTTTCTACCCTACTATTAACATATATAATTATTTTATCATTTTGATATTTTTCAATATAATCCTTAACTATTAACCATTTTTCAACATTTTTATAAATATGTTCACCATCTTTATTTTTCATAGGATATCCATTTTTGTTATATTTTTGTTCTTTATCCATTTCTTTACACTTTATTAATAAATTAGGTCTATCAAAACTAGCACTAACAATAACAGGATTATTAAGTTTTAATAATTCTTGTATTTCATTAATAACTTGTTTTTTTGCTGTTGCTGTTAATGCCAAAATAGGTATTTGTGGGAATTCATCACGAATAAATTTTAATTTTAAATAATTTGGTCTAAAATCATGACCCCAACTACTTATACAATGACTTTCATCCACTGAAATAAATCCTAATAAATTTTTTTCAACTAATGCTCGTGCCAAATCTAAACCATCACCTTCAACTAAAAATTCTGGACTCATATAAACTATTTTAATATCACCATCAATAATTTTAAAAATTTCTTCTTGTTTATTTACATTATTACAATGTAGTGTAGAAACATTAATACCTACTTTTTCTAAATTATCTTTTTGATCTTCCATTAAAGAAATTAATGGACAAATAATAAACATAGTTTTTTTAGTTAATAGAGGCGGTAATATATATGTCATTGATTTACCATAACCAGTTGGTAGTAAGCCTATAACATCATAACCATTTAAAAAAGAATTTATAACTTCAATTTGTTTATCTTTTAAATCATTAAATTTAAAATGTTTTTTTAATATTTTTTTTGCTTTATCTGTCCATAACATAATTAATATGAATATGTATTATTATAAATTAAATTCATTTTTTTATTTTGATTTAAACATTGAATAAATATCATTTGTTGCTTCAATACCACCTATAACAGCACCATATCCTTTATTTGTCCTAATAAAATATAAATTTATTAAAGCAATTATTAATAATATGATTACAATACAAACTAAAATTAAAACACCATTTGCAGGATGTACAAATGATTGTACATAATTTCTAGGATTCTTTTCTTCAAAATAAGTATTGTTTGATCCAATATTTGGTGGTTTTTTAGGATCAATTATTGGATATGGTATTTTATATTCATTATTTTTATTATCAACATATTCATTAACATAAAAACAATCTGGTTCAGGTGCATTTAAACTACAATCTTGATTAGTAGGTGCATTATTACTAAAATATTTAAAAGTAGTTTTTGCATTAGTTGATAATATATAATTTTTTCCTAAAGCATAAATATAACAATAACTTAAAGATAAACAACAACAACATAAAATAATTAAAAAAAAACTATTTTTAATTGTACTATATAGTTGTAATCCAGAACTTACTTCTTCCATTATAAAATAATATAAAATAATTTAAAATAATTTTTTTTAATTAATCACTATCTGAATCATCATCTTCAGATTCTTCTAAACATTTTTTTTTAGAAGTTATTGATTTTTTTTTTGGTAAATCATCGTCACTATCAGAACTATCACTATCTTCAGTATCATTTTCTAAAATTTTTGATGAAATTGTACCCTTTCCAATAGCATTTGTGTTATTAGATTTTTGTTCAATTAAATTATCAACTTTGGGTTGATAATTTTCAAGAATTTTACACATTTCAGTAACAAAAGAATTTTTTTCTTCTTCAAGTTTATCACGTTGAGAATTTAATTCTTCTATTTTTTTTGAAAGTTCATGCCATTTAGTTTTTAATTTAAGGAATTCTGGATTTGAAATAGCATAAACTTTTTGTTGTGTTACTTGTATTTTTTCATTTTCACTATCTGAATCATCTTTTAACACAACTTCTTTTTTGGTTTTATTTTTGGTTTTAGTTTCTTTAAGTTTGTTATCAGTATCTTTTTTGTTATCCATATCTTTTTTACTTTCTTTAAGTTCAGATTCATTTACTTTCTTGGTTTTACCTTTAGTTTTTACTTCTTTAACAGGTAGTTCATCTTTTTTTGTTTCAGGATCAGCTTTTTTTGTTTCAGGATCAGCTTTTTTTGTTTCAGGATCAGCTTTTTTTGTTTCAGGATCAGCTTTTTTTGTTTCAGGATCAGCTTTTTTAGATTCGGATTTAGGTTCAACTTTTTTACTTTTTGTTTCAGTTTTTTTACCTTTACTTTCTTTTATAACAGTTTCATCTTTAACTTCCTTGATATTTTTAGGCATATATAATAAAGATTGATGTCAATTAAAAAAGTTATCAATTTTTTTTATTTTATTTCGAAACAAAAAATTTATATAAATAGTTTATAATAATAAAAAGTATTAATTTAATAAAAACAATTGTATAATAACTATATCTATGTTGTACTAAATATGTATTTAATTCATAATTATTAACAACTAAAAATATAATTGCAAATATAAATAAATTATAATAATTACTTTGTTGTTTTTTATTTCTATTTTTCTTACTTTTTTTTATGGTTTGTTTTTTTATTATATTTTGTGGAATATTTTCAGATTTTACTTTTTTTTGTAATTCATTATATAAATTTTTTCTTATAACGTTATATGGTTTTTCGTCATCTAATTCTGTTTTTGTTTTCCTTAATTTATCAATAGAAGTACTCATATCAGTTTCTTCAAAATCAAACTCTTCCATTATATATTGATTAGATTTTTTATGTTTAATTTAAATATTTTTTACGGGCTTTTTCTAAAATTCTATATTTATTTTTTATTTTGTCTCTTCCATAAACATCTTTTTCATCAACTAACCATTCACTTGGAGGTTCATATGGAAAATTTAGATGATTAGAAAGTTTAATAATTGTATTAACCTCATTTAATGATAAACTTCCTCTATATTCATCACTAATCATTGTAAACCATAGACATTTATATATAGGTTTATTCAATATTTTTCCGCAAACATAACTATTAACACCATCAAGTTTTTCATACCATATATTTATATTATGTTTTAGAAATGGTGATTCAAATTTTAAATGTACATCATCAAAAAATTCTTTTGCATAATCTTCTAAATTACCAATAACTTCAATTTCCTTCCATTCACCATCATAAATAACTACTTTTGTTTTAATTCTATTTTCCAAAATAAACTTTATATCTATTTTATTAATATCAACAAATAAATTATTTTCATTATCAATAGGTAAAGATGTTTTAAAAATAATTGCATTACCATAAATAGTTTCACCATTTCTAATTAATAAACTAGCTAAATCATTTTTATATTTATCTTCTTTTTTAACATTATTAATATAAACCATTTCAAATATATATTCAGGAAATTCTGCTATTATTTGTGTTTCTATCATTGCATCTGAATTTTCATTATGTGTGTTAACATCTAATCCATCTATAACATTATTTAAAAAATTCTCTGAATTAGTATTATTTGTACTGTAAATATCTAATCCTAAAATATTATCTAAATAATTAGGTTCTGACCATTTGAATGATTCAAGATTATTTATATTAATTAAAATAAAATTAAAATTATTTTTATTTTCAAAATTTAATTCTTTACCATCAGTTGCTATACTGTTTTTTAAATTTTTAATAATTTCTTCTTCCATAATACTTATATTAATTGTATCTTTTTATATTACTTTACACCCCTGAAGATTTAAAATTAGACAAATAAATGTTAAAAAACTTTAAGATTTGCCCGTTGCAGAGCATGTAAATTATGACTTTGTTAAGGAGACAATCTTAACTGATTTATTGATTTTCTTTTGTTGAACCTTTATGTCATTACTAGATTTTGAAAAATCAGAAACGATTTTTTTGGTTTTTCTACTTTTATATTTTCGTCTTTCTTTTCTCTACATAAATATTTAAGTCATTCAATTCTATAACTTTATAAATCTAAAAATTATAATGAATTAACTATAAATTTGAAGAAGTCTATTAAAAATATTAAGAAAGATCATTATAAAAATTATTTTATTTATGCTTATAACAAAAATTTTTATAAAGGTAAGAAAGGTAGTAAAAAATCAAGTAAACATCGGAAATCTAAAATTTATAAATCTTAAAAATCTGCATTTAATATACGCATTGCACTAATTAGTGAAAATTTATGGACTATGAATATCATAAATACATTTGAAATACTAATAAATAACTTACAATACAAGTTATTTTATACACCTAATCAAAAATAGTTACAAGAAAAAATTAAAAAATACATAGTATTAGATGAATTAAGTCATATAATAATTTAATCTTATTTACGAATAATACTTATTATTCATAAAAAAATTGAAAAAAAATAGATAATACGGTTGCTATAAAAAAGAAAATGTATTATGGCTCTGTGAAATATCATTTAGCTTGTTTATGAAAATCTTTTATGAATTCATACTATTAGGAGTGTTACTTGGGATATCAGCCCCCTTGGTACAAGTTAAACGGATTTATCCACTTGTATTGTTAGCTTGGCATAACATTTTGAAAATATCGACCTAGTTTTAGAAAATAGTTTACAAGTTGATTGAGGAATAACTTAGTTATAATTTATAAATACTAGTCAGAAATGGCAAACGGTGCAGACAAGTCTGTCTGTCAAATTAGAGTCCTTACCGGACTATAAAGGTAAGGCTATTAATTTGGTTTTCTTCAACTGATTTACCCGGGTTAGAATCCGAAGGAATGTTGAAGTTTTGTGATTTGGCGCACTGAAAACGATAGAGGGATAAGGAACCCTTAGAAGTGGCCCACGTCCCCCAGAAGGGAGCCTCGTGAAAGAAATTATACATGGCAGTAAATGAAGTAACGTCCGGTCGTACGTGCTTCACCCTCGAGAGAGGTAAAAATACAGACTAGTCAATGCAATAACAAGAAAATGGGAGGGATGAAAAAAATTGAAAAAATAAGTGTATCTGATGAGGAAAGAAAAATTTCGATGCAACGCAATAATAATACATCTAAACCTAGTCGTGGGGGTATTAATAAAACCACACAAAATAGTACCGATTTCATTCAAGAAATCAAAAATATGTACCCAAATGGATGTGCTTTCTACATTCACTATGGGAATTGCACTAATAAAAAGTGCAATCGCAAACATGATAATCTCAATCGTGTTGCTTATCAAAAAGAATTAAAAAGGAAACACGATTTAGCACGTGCTGAAATTGAACGTACTAAAGGTCGTGTGAACTATTGTGTATATTTCAAGTATGGTTGTTGTTACAACGAAAACTGCACGAGGTCTCATAATATACCAGAAGAAGCGCCAAGACAAGTATATATTCCTGAATTTGCTGCAGCAGGGGGAGGAAGTGAGCCATCTAGAAGATATCTTGACTCTGCACTTAAAGAAACTGCACCAAGACCTGAAGTGAAATGTGAAGTTGGTCAATCCGGTCCTACTGAGAAATTCAAGGGATCTGATTTGGAAAGTAGATTTAATATCTGCAATAAGACAAGTTGCTCTTGCAATAAGTCTCACAATATGCAAAATCAACCACGTAACATTACGAATAGACTTTTTTCTAATTTCATGAAAGATAACAAGCTTCTTCCACTAGCAGAACTACTCATGAAACTTAACAAAGTTTATCTTGTACAGCTTGTCAAGATTATTGACATTATTAAAAATCGTCCAAAATACTTCGAGTACGAGTACTTTGTTCTCCCTAATGGTAGAAATAGTATTACTGAACTTGCAAAGATTTTTAACTTGATTGAAAATGGTGATTGGAAACAAGTATCATTAATCTATTCAGGACATCTTTCTCAACTTGATTATAGTTTGCTATATGAAACTTTCCGTCGTAGTAAACAGTGCTCGCATAATATGAATGGAAGGTTTTGTCATTATGGTGTCAACTGTAAGAAAGGTCATCACGGCATTGATGCAATTTGTTACAATGATCTTTTTACAGGATCTTGCAACTGCAACCCAAATGCTTCTGACAAAATTGCAGAACTTCAAGACGAAATTAACAAACTTAAAGCTTCGGATTCAGAAGATGGTTTCAAAGTAATCTCAAAAGAAAGACAAACTCAGATCAAGAGATTGTCCGAACAGATCCAGAGACTTAAATCTCAACAGATTGTTCATCTTCACAGAGATAAACTAGTAACTAACAAGATTACTCAAGTTGTTCAAGATATTTCTGAAAGTGACTTTATGAGTTTACCCGAAGTTTCTGAATTCAACTTTCATACTGAATTAGCTTTACATGAAAACTTACAAGCTTTAAGACTCCAAAGGCAGAAGGAAATGAACGAGTTGCATCTTGCTACTCTTTCTAAGATTTCTTCTCCAGAGGATTATAACATGCTTGTACGAGGAAAACAACAAGTTTTTGATTCTGAAGGAAATCCTGTTAAGAAGTCGAAAACTCGATTCAACTTTAGTCTAGGAAAGAATGTAAAGACAATTGTTTGGGAAAAGACAGATTCATTCGTTCAAAATAAAAATGGAATTTATGGTGTTCCAATGTGTTACATCAGACAGTCTATTGGTTTGAATGATAATAATATCTGTTCTGATTTTTCTAAAGAACATGGATGGACACCTGAAGTTTGGGCTGAATATCTTAGTGCTACTTATACTGAAGGAAGAAATAAGATTAACTTTTGGCTTGATCACACATTCAAGGAATATGTATATTTCAAAACCACTGTTTTGCCATTGTACTTGCATCCGATGAATAAGCACCTAGATTGGTCTAGATTCATGGCAATTTACAACAAGAAACTAATTGAATGGGATCTTATCTTTACCGATACTGAATTTACATCAGATGATGACTGCAACTGTGTTTATTCTTTGTCAAGTATGATTATTGATTATTCTAAAGTAGCTCAACAGAACGAGCTATTAAAGGAGTATCTTGATCATATTGCTTTTATCCTAGATATCAAGTTGATGGATGATGAAAGAGTTACTGGAAAACTTAATAGTACTCATATCAAGATCATTAATGAATCTCCTAAGGTTTTTGATGAATTCTTGATTGCTTATAATACAAACTCCAAGTTGCAATTTGCTTCATGGATTGAAAGTGTTTATAGAAATGAGTATCTCATGAAGTTGGAAAAGAAGGAAGCAAACTTCAACGATATTATCATGTATCTCAAGAAGCAACTAAGTATTGATCTTGATACATACCTTATCGACCCTGCTGTAGCAAATGAATGGCATCGTGAGATTGTTCCTAAGGTTGATATCTCCTTTGAAGATTATCTAGGTAACCGTACTAATCTCTACAAGTATTATAGTACCAACTACTATCTTACTGGTAATAGTATTGATGAAATGATTGCTTCTTCTAGTCAAGGATGGCAGTTTAATAATACATCAAAGGTTACTATGTTTGTTTCTTTGTTGGTTCTAAGCATTGGACAACTTAAAACTCACAGACAGACGATCAATAAGTCTATTTCAAAGTTGATTAATCCAACCGATCTCTTGGCAATTAAAAATCTAGGTTGTGTACTAAGTTCTCCTTTTAATATCCAAGTTATTGGTATTATTAATGAGATGGTAAAGCCTGATGCTGATATGGATTTGATCGCGAAGCTTTTCAATAAGCTAAACGAATCTTATTCAAAGAGCGTGATTGATATTGACTTTGAAACTTACGAGTTTGTAGTTAGCTTTAGACAATGGCTTGACAACAAACTTGTAAAGGCTCCTGAGAAACAAGTAAATGTACGAGTCAATAAGAGAAAGTTGGTGAAACAAGATTCTGATTCTGATTCTGATTCTGATTCTGATTCTGATTCTGATTCTGATTCTGATTCTGATTCTGATTTTGGTTTTGGATATAAACCAGAAAACGATCTTATAAAAGCTCCAGTCAAGAAGCAGTCAGAAACTTATGATTTGGAGTTTACAAAGGTTGTCTTTGGTGGAGATCAGAAAGTCTTTGTTTGCAGAAATACTCAAGCTGATGGTAAAACGGGATCTAAGGCAAATAATCCAATTTTGATTGGTCCAATTACTAATCAACAGTTTAACAAGTTCAAGACCGAAAACAAAAAAAAGTTAGGTCTCCCTTTGAGATTGATCAAGTTTAAGACTTTTAATGTGGCATCACTACCAGTTAAGTCACAGACTTCAATCCGTTTTGAGTTGAATGATGTTCTCATGAGAGTTTTTGAACTACAAGACTTTCATCAAATCAAGAACATGACAAAACTTGAGTTGATTTCTGAAGAGGAAAAAGCTGAAAAAATGGAAGTGTCAGATAAAGAATATGGTTTTGAGTTTGATAGAAATACTACATCACAACATGTTCCACTTATTAATGAAGAGAGAGATGATGAAGATGATGAAGATGATGAAGATGATGAAGAAGAAGATGAAGAAGATGATGAAGATGAAGAAGATGAAGAAGATGAAGAAGATGAAGAAGATGAAGATGAAGAAAAGGCAAGATGGAATAGTTCTGTTGAGTACTCGAAGGAAAACAATGAAAGAAATAACAAGACTTTCAAAAAGTCTGTTACTAATGCTAAGGATACCAAGAGAAGAAAGAAGAACAAGTATTGATGTAGACTTTTAGTTAAATCTCTATTGTAGTTTTTGATATTATGGGCTAAGTTAAAGCCTATTTACTTTATGTTTATATTTTTGTTAAAAACTTTTTTTACTTTAGTATAAAATATAGATGAAATTGCTAACGTAACTATTTTATGTAATTCTTCCATTGTAATCTGTTCTTATGAAGTAGTTTTTCTAACGTTCATTTTCTTTTAATTTTTGTATGGCATATTTAACTCATTCTTTAGTTATTTTGTAAGATTTCGGTTTTTTACTTAATCTTTCAATTTCTTCTAATTCTTCATATCTTTTAATCCATCTATATAACATACATCATCTAAACCAACATTATTATTAAGATAATATTTAACTGCTGATATTTTATAGTCTTTGCTTTTGTGTTTTGACATTTAATATATAAATATTTATATATTAAAATTTTGTCTCATTTTAAATCTTCAAGGGTATAATTATATAGCTAAATAATCATAAACATTAGTTATTTTTTCTGCATGTTTAACTTTAACAGGAGTATTAGTAAAATATTTATTTATATTATTTTCATATGGTAAAAAATTATCTTTATCAACATAATATAAAAATCTTTTTTTTTTTAGTTTATTCAAACTATTTTCTTTTATTTCTTTTAAAGAAATAGTTGGTGTATCATTTTCAGTAGAAATTATTTTTTCTACTTCATTTTCTTTCAAATCAAAAGAATCAATTAATGCAAATTCTTTTTCACTATATGCTATAATTGGTGCATCTTGTGGATAAATTTTAGAGTCTACATTATAGGGATCTCTTAAACATATCCACAAACCATTATTATTTTTAATATTAGATGATGTTTTTAATATATTAACAATCTCATCAAATGATTTGCTAATATAATTTATTTTTATATAAGAGTTAATTATATTTTCTTTTTTTTTTTTAATATTTTCAAAATTTATATATTCTAATGGATATAGACCATTTATAATATTTTGTTTATTTAGGTTTAAATTATTTTCAATAGTAAGTTTAACATCTTCAATCAAATTAACATTGATAATAAAATTATTTGATGTATTTAAATTAATTTTTTTTGATATATTTTTATAGTGATAATTTAACCCAATCAAAATATTTTTTTTACTTTTTGAAGATGCTGAAATAATATTTTCAATAAATTGTGTTTCCCAAAATTGTGTTATTTGTTTATCAATTTCTTTAAATTTATCATTTTTACTATTTTTTAATTTTTCATATTTTAAATATAATTTATCAAGTCTATCATCAGAAATAACAATATTGTTGATTTTATCTAAGTCTATAATATTAAAATCTGATTGAAATTCATCAATAAATTTTTTTTTGTCTTTATTATTTAAATTAATAATATGACAAATATAATTAAAATTTTCCATTTTTTTTATTATAATTATATATAAATAAATGTCTAAAATATTATCATTTCAAAACTCATTTAATAGTTTAAATAATAATTATCCAACTAATTCTATACTAATTAATAATAAATTATCAACAGAACCACTGCCAATTTCTACAAAAAAAATATCAAATTATAATTTATCAAACGATAGTTTTGATAATTTATATTGTTTTGATCTAAAAATTACAACAAAAAATAATCAAGAAAAAAAAACTTTTTTATGTTATAATACAAAAGAGTATGCTAATCTAATAAAAACATCACATAAAATTGAATTTGATAATTTAGATAAATATGAAATTAATGTTAATCACGGTGATATTTCATATAAATTAAAAGGAGAAATAAATAATAATATGTCAAGCTACGTTGATAAAAATGATAATATATTTATTGAATTTAGTCAAGATGCATTTGGTCACACGGATTGTACATGTTACTTCTTAAAGAAAAATATTGATTGTTTATGTATTTCCCCACCAAATTAAGAAAAAATATATAGTTTATATTATTAACATAATGACAGAAGTTTATACAACTAGTAGTCAAAGTAAATATACATATAAATTAAATGAACCAGAAAATCAAATGTTTGTTTTTGAAATTGTTTTAAAAAAATTTAATCAAAAGAATAAAATCATTCGTAAAATAAAAAAAAATAAAAAAGGGAATATAATATCAGCAAATGATAATATTTTATTTGATGAAGTTAAAGAATTAACATTAACAGCAATTGACGTTAATAATCCAACTCAAGAAATAGTTATTAATATTAATTTAGATCATGAAAAAAAATATTGCACATTTATTAATGAAAATATTTATGTTGAAATTTTTACTAACAGTAACTTTTTAGAATGTAATTATAATTTTATAAATTAAAAATATATTGGTTTAAAAATTAATTAATATATTTTTATATTAAATGGCTGATATAAATGAAGCTTTTAATTGTTTTAATACAATTGATAAAAATTATCAAAATATTGATTACTTTTTTACTCAAAGAAATATGAAAGAAAATCATGAGTACTTAGATAAAAATATGAATAGGAAAAATAAAAAAGTATCTATTGTTTATAATTTTTTAGCAATTAATATTCCAATTACTAATGAAAAAAAAGATTTTATTATTGATTTTGAAATTTTTGGTGATTCTGGATATCATTATAAAGGTACACTAACATCATTTAATAATATTGTTCCAAGTATTATGATTCCATTAAAAGGGGATAAAAAAGTTTTTATTCATGCAGAATGTAAAGAGACATATGATGATATAGTTACAAATAAACATTATATGTGTTTTATTGATGTTCCTAAACGTTTTCAATCTATTGATGAAAATTTAATAAATTTAGATGATGTTGAAAATAATACAAATAGTGAAAATAAAGTTGTATAAAATAATTATAATTTAATATTTTTGTTTTTTTCTAAAATTTTATCAAACAATTTTATATAATAATCTGTTACATCATTCAATACATCAATTATTTTACCTCCTTTATTTAATTCATAATGTATTAATACTTTATCTTCTAATAAATGTGGAATATTATAACCAGCAAATTTAATATCTTTATGTTGTTGCATACCATGTGATATTAAATTTCCCATAGTGTTATCTTCGTTCATTATTAATAATTCTCCTTTTGTTTTTTTATCATCAATATCAGTTGTAATTGTTTTAAATATATTTTTAAGTTTATCAATAATATTAATTAATGCAATATGAATTATTTTTTTTTCAGTCATACTACCTCGTGATTCTAGAAGAAATTGATAATCATTTTCTTTTATTTCTTTATAAAAACAAACAGATGCTACAGAATAAATAGAATTTTGTTGTTCAGTACCTATACTAGTTATAACAGAAAATGTTATGGTTTGATTTGGTTGTAATTTAACAATTGGTATTGGATTTTTATAAGGAGAATCTATTTTCTTTTCAGCATAATAAAATTTAGCATGATCAGTTGTTACTGTCATTACATCTTTATCATTTGATTTATAATCAATAAACATTGTTAATTGTTTTAAAGTTGAGGTATTTAAATTTTGAGCTTCAGGATTTAAATCAATATCATCATTTATATTTTCTTCTTCATATATTGTTTCTTCAATTATTGATTTTTTTTTTGGAACAAAAATTTCAACATTATTTTCAATACCCCATACTGGAATATTAGAAATTCTTAATTTTAAGTAATTATTATTAAAAATTGTATTATTTTTTTTAAAATTAAATTCTGTAAATGCATAATTTGGTATATGTGATAAAATTGTTCTTCTTAAAGTATTTAATACAACATAATCAATATTTGGACCTTTAATATCTATTTCTAATCTTGTATTACCATATGTTTTATCATAACTTGCAACATTATAGTCTATATTTTGAATTTTGTTCATTATATTATATATTTATTATTATTTTTTTTTTAATTCAATTTTTTTAAATTTTAATTTCTTATTTATTTGTATATTTTTATTTTGATAGTTTGTTTGAATATTTTTATTTTGTTAGTTTTTTTGAATTATATGCTTTATAATATTCTTAAACTATATAAAAAATATTTTCATATTTATTTGTATATGACTTTATTATATAGACTAATTCCTTTAAGAACTTTAAGAAGAACAAAAGGAGTAAAATTTGACGAAATAGTTCCTTCAGATATTCCGAAAATAGATGGTATTGATAGAGTAATACACGGTCCAAATAGTATCTCTCCAGGACCAGTTAATAATATAAAAAGACCTTGGTATATGCATTCTGGACAAGATGATAATTTAATGGTATTGCAAGGAGAAAGATACATTGATATTTATGAGCCTAAAACAATGAAATCCGCATCTTTTATTGTAAGCCCTGATAAAATTTATAAAAATGATAAACTTTATTATGATGGTCCAGCAATGATTGTTTGGCCTGCAGGTGTTTATCATCGTATAATCAGCGGAAATACAGGTAGCATTAGTTTAAATTTTGCTACACGTACAAAAGATTTTAATTTAGATGATAATTTTAATATATACGATTTGAATAAATATACAGGTGAATCAAAATTATTAAGAAAAGGTCTTGAAGATCAACCAGATATTAATTATAAATATCCTAATGCAGAAATAAAGAAATTAGTAAAAGGTGATGAAAACAATAAACTTTAATACATAATTTATATCAATTTTCTTTTTATAATCCAAATATAAAACCATTTTGGGTGATCTATTATATAGAATATATTTAAAATGAGAATTGAAAAAATAACTGCATGATTGTTCTTAAAAAATACTATTTAGGTGTTGGATGAAGGACAACTAATTATGACTATAAGGTTAGGATAACACTTTCAGAAGGAAGCATCTGATGAAACTTGTTACTTAGCGGGTTCACTTAACAGATACGCATAACATCTTTAAAGACATAAATAAGTAAGCGATCAAGAGCCGGGAAGTGATCTTGCATTATGCGGGATTGTACTGGACAGAGTGATTCAATAGGTCATCATTCTTAATAACATGCGACGAGTGAGTTTCTATCTTATAGTGCACCTCTTATGAAAATAAACGTACCGGTCCGAAGTAGGTGTTTTATCAACTGATTCCTCTTAGGCACAGATTGATGATCTAACCTATGAATGAGAGCAGATATCCATACTCGATCGCCGATTTGAATTTTTATGATATCAATAAGAACCTAGGCGTGAACTACAAGATTCTGCTGACAATAGAGGTCAACTTCTAACCTATCAGCGAAGACAATATAAACAAACATAATTATTTCAACTAGAGATCAAATTAGTAAAAATATTTATTATTTTTCAGATTGATTAAATATATAAAATTATAAATATAATTATTTTATTGTACACCTTGTATATATAGAATATGTATAAAAATGATATAAATTATAAATTAAAATATATTAAATATAAAAAAAAATATTTAAATTTATTAACTCAAATAGGTGGAGATTGTAAAAAAAAAAATATAAAAGATATTCAAAATTTAAATCACTTTGATTTATGTTTAAATTTAAGTAGAAATAAAATAGATAAATTACCAGAAGAGATTAATAGTTTTACAAATATAAATGAGTTAAATTTATCAGATAATAAATTAGAAAATATTGATTCAATATTTAATTTAAGTAATTTAACAAATTTAAATTTATCAAATAATTATTTAATTGGGGACTTAGAAAAAATAACTGTATTAACAAAATTAATAAATTTAGATTTACATAATAATTATTTAAATTTTAGTTTATCAATAATATCAAAATTTTTTAATTTAGAATATTTAGATGTTTGTAATAATACTAATATTTTTGGAAATATTCAAGAAATTAGTATGCTTACTAATTTAAAATATCTAAATATTTCTAATACAAGTATTGAAGGAAATAATGAATTATTATTAAATTTTAAAAAATTAATAGAATTAGATTTTGAAAAAACTAGAGTAGATGGTATATTTAAAAATGAATTACTTAATTTAGAAAATTTAAAATATATAAATTTTTCTATAGAAAATTTAGATTTTATTCAAAAAAATAATATATGTAATAGCACAATAAAAAATTTTATAGGTTCTTGTTGGAATTTAGCAATTATTAATATATTTTTATTAGGTGATTCAACAAGAGAAGATATTAATAATTACTTTTCAAATAATAAAACTTATAATGATAATTATGAAAGTATAAATGAATTTTTAAAAACTTATAAAATTAATGATTATTTATCTAATTTATATTTAAATAGTATTAAATATATTAAAAATGAACCAGATACAATAATAAATTTATCCTATGAAGATTACCAAAAATTATTAAATAAAAACAAACCATATATAGCACAAACTTTTAAAAAACAACATTTAATAACAAATAAAATAAAATTTAATTTAAATCCAAACATAATTACAAATTTTTTAATACAAATTAATAATCGTTTAAAATTTTTTAATATTGATATTATTGATATTACTAAATATGATTTAATTCAAGGTATTGATGAAGATATTGAAAAAAATATTGAATCATCATTTCATGAAATTTGTCCTATTATATTTGAACCTTTTCTTAATGTAAATTATAATAAAAAAATAGTTGAATATAATGATTTCGAAGCTGGTGGTTTTGAATTTGAAATTTATAATTTTTGTATGTTAATAGGAATATTTATATTAAAAAAAATTATAAATTTCAAGAAATTTAGACAATATATTAGATATTCCAGGTTATTAAATGAAAATGTCCCTTTAAAAAATATAAATTATAAATTATTTAATATTTTTAATGATTGTAAATTTCCTATAGAAAATACTATTGGTATTATGATTAATATTGAAGGTCATATGATGTGTTTTTACAAATGTAGAAATATAACTTTATTTAATAATTGTTATTTTAAAAGTATAACAAAACAATATGATTATATTACTTTATTCAATAATATAAATTTTATAAATAACAATATAAATTTATTTAATAAATATTTTAAATATAGATCTAATAATAGATTTAAAAATGTCGACTTTTTTATATTATATTCAAAAAATGAAAATTTTTTTTATTTTCAAATAGAAAATGAACATTTTAATCAGCAATTAATTATAAATGCAGATATTAATACTGTGGAACTTGATAATTATTTTAGATTAGAGAAATATACTAATAATGAAAATAATATTAATTTTAAATTTCAAAATAAAACTTTTAATAAAAAGAATAAGTATATTCAAAGTTTCATATTTATTTTAACAGATGATATTACAAATTATATTGATAATGTATAATTGATTTTCTATTATTTTTAGTATATAAGACTGAATAAAATTTGAAAACACTTTAATATTATAAAAAAAAAATTTTTGTATTGACAATTTGATTATAATACTCAATTATTTTTTCTATAATATTCTTTTCAATTGGATAAGTAAAAATACAATCATCTTCATTTTTATTAAATACAATAAACACATCAAAATCTGTAATTTTTATATTAAATGCTAATTCTTTAAATTTAACTACTATACTAAATATTGTATATGTATCATATTTCTTTCAATTAATTTTAATAAAGGATGTAAAAAATTCTTGGTATCATTTAGTCCAGATTCAGTTTTTAAATTAAAATCATTTTAAATCATATACCAAATATATTTATTGTTGTGATATAAAAAATACATATTTGTAAAATATTATAAAGAAAAACATATTTTATCCTGATCAAAAACTAAATAAAGATTACATAAAGTAAAAAATAGTTTATTTTATCTACTAAAAAGAATGTGGTAATAGGTTTTTGATTAGATTTTTAGATGAAAATGATTAGTGTAATACATACAAATGATTAGTGTAATACATACAAATGATTAGTGTAATACATACAAATGATTAGTGTAATACATACAAATGATTAGTGTAATACATACAAATGATTAGTGTAAT